GTGTTGCTTTGTATAGAGTGGAATCTAACTCTTCCGTGGGTGAACGCCAACGCTTAATGCGTCTGCCAGCCCTGTGTTCTATGTACTGCTCACCATCTAGTTGGCGGTGTGCAGTGGACATAAGCTGTGCATATTCGACAATCATTTTTACCACATGCTTATCGAAATGCCACTGCGCGGCTTGCTTTGGTTCTTGATCAAGATAAAATATGTTCATATGCCACCATCTCTTACATCTTGCAGGATGTCATCTATTAGCAAATGGAATTCTGTGTTATTTGTCATTGTTCTCTCCTTACTCAATTTCAGATACTATTATAGCACATTGGTGCCAAAAGTCAACCGTTATTTTCGTAAAGTTGTAGGAAATCACCAATGAAATATTCAGCTTCTGATGATGACCTTAGAGTTATCTGATTCGCCGAACCATTACTAGCTCTAAACATACTTCAGGCACTTCAATCATTCTGTCAGCGTCCATGCTCAGGAGAACCTGTAGTGGATAGATTCCCGGTAAGTCCTGATACTCGTATCTTAGCACGACACCTTGTTCATCCGATGCTCGATGACGTACTAAGTCACCTCTTTTAAATTGCTTACTACTCATCATCGCTCTCCCTTAGGGCTTTTAGTTTGGACAGAATCACTTGCTGAGCCACACGCGCGGCTATGAGTATACGGCGATCATTAAGGTCAGTCGTTTCAATTAGTCCTCCATTAATCTCATCAATATCATACTCAACAATCGCAATGGCTTGGTCTAGTTGGCTTGGTGCGCGAGGGGTAGGCTTGCCGTAAAGTAGCGTGTCTATAGCGTCATTTCTTTTATCCAACTCAATAGATATAACCTTTAAGTTATGCGCGGAATAGAATCCCGTATTGGGTTTTGGCTGGAAGTAAATGTAACCACTAACATCTGTTACAAACTCCCCTCGTTCATCCATCATGTCAATCTGGTCTGGCTCTCTCATTCTGTCTCCTTAAGGGCTTTCAGTCTGTCTATTATATACAAATAATCAGCTTTCGTTACCGTGGTCTCATCCAATGGAGGGTTGTTTCCTATTTTAAAATACAAGCCTATTTCATTCTCGACAATAGCGATTGCTTGGTCCAGTTTAGATTCTTGGGCGTGATCATCAGTAACGTATTCTTCCACCTGACCAAGTACTTTTACAAAGATTTCTAATGGAAACTTAATATATTTGATTAGCTCTTTCATTGTTCACCTCCATATTCAGCCGACGGTTATGTGAGGAGTAGACTAAGCAAAAACAGGCCTAGAAAAGCTCCAGAACATATGCCGATAAGCAACAGCACAGACAATAGTATTTTTTCGTTTTGGTTCATTTTAAGCTCCTTCAATCTTTCGGCAGTTCTGGTAGTGGCATCCACTGAGTGACTTCGAAACAGCCTGACTCGGGAGCATCGGCGGGTGCTTCGTAAGTTTTTACTAGCACTAAGATGTACAACACAGAAACAAAGGCGACCCAAAATAGTGCAGCCAGAGTACTATATAATGATGCAATTTGGTCTGGCTCTCTCATAGTAGGCTGCCGACTAGTTTGTCGCCCTGCCAGTCTAACAGATTGCCATCATTCGTGACATACACTACCGTAAAGTCTTTGCGATCACCCTCTGACTGAAACCAGGTCTCGACTTTCTTCGCAATGTGTTTTTTGTGAATGTCAGTGTGTTCTCTGGTAGCCTTGAACACTGGTCCGCTTGCGCGGGTTGTCATCCGAAGAATAACAGGAGATTCCCATGACGCATGAAAACTATCGGTTTTCTCGACATCATCAATCAAATCGGAGCTGAGGATATACTCTTCCCATGATTCGTCACTAAACTGAATGGCTGCAGGAATCAAATCCCAGAACTCCTTGCTCGAAGCCTGGTCGACCGTAACATCCTCTATGATATAGGTTTTGCCTCCCTTCATCTTCCAATGCTGAGGGCACTCACCGGTGCCATTCCAAGCGTGGGCGCCATAGTTCTCGCGTACTTGAGTTTGAGTTACAATTTTCATAATATATTCTCCTATCGAGCCAGCAACACAGCCACTAATAGAAACCAGCCCCAGCCAACGTTGCCGTTGGCCAATGTGAAGGCTGCACCAATAACGCATGCGGTTGACACTGTATTAATATTTACTAAATTTTTCATTCTATTATCTCTCAGATAAACAAATTTCTTATGCGGACATCAACATTCGCGTTAAAACGTGGGTTGCTACACATGCCGCGACAATGAACAGCAACAGACCTGCGTTAACTATAACCTGTCGCTTATTATACTTCCACCACGCTGCTTTGGCCTTGGCCTTTTCATGCGCTCGTAGTTTACGATTGTTCATGATTCGTTCTCCTATTTGGCTCGTGACTGATAATCCCGGGCAAATTCTTTTGCAGTGTATTCTGACTTCTTAACGAAATTTTCGTCTTTCTCATTCCTTAACTGAGTGAGATTAGTGACTTTCAACTGTTGCATTGCATTAGAGTTGAGAAATGCAGTATTGGGAAAACCATTGACATTGCCCATATTAATCAGATAATAGTCGCATGTTACTTTCGGATCAGCAGTGCGTTTTTCTCGATCAATTCGAGTAACTACTCCATTCAGCACACCGGCTGAACTAGTCCACTGGATGGTATCACCTTCAAGGGCGTAGCTGCTTTTGTTATATTTAATCATAATTTCTCTCACTCATTAACTCAATTTAGAATACTATTATAGCACAATGGTGGGAAAAGTCAACCTTTTTTTAACGATATTTCATCTTTTTTTAGGGTTAATCGTCCTAAACTTCGACTGACAGTTCATCATCTAACCCCCGGTTGGGATAGTGACTGGTGGGTGAATGGGATGTAAGCTATCAGGAACACAAGCACCAAAGCCACCATTCGGTAACGGTATTTGCACACTAGGGTCACAATCATCTGTCGAAGTATCAGGTGCTGGATATGGATATACTGGATGCAAGCTATCAGGAACACAAGCACCAAAGCCACCATTCGGTAACGGTATTTGCACACTAGGGTCACAATCATCTGGCGCTGGATATGGGTATACTGGATGTAAGCTAATAGGCACAGACGCACTGACCATTCCGCTATCGGTTTGGTTCGGAGGTGCAACTACTACTTCAGGCGTTTGCACTATCTCATCTGGCGCAGTACTTTTGACAACGGGCGTCAGTTTCTCAGGCATTCCACCCGAATAGGTTTTGGCACCGTCACATCCAGTTAGTAAAATCAATCCTGTTAATATAATTTTTCTCATTGTAAATTTCTCATTTATTTAATGATTTATTGATAAAAAAATACTCCTCACAATAACTTCAAAATACTAGCTTTCTGGTAATCGTTTAGTATCACACCCACCCCGTTAATCAGTACCTCGACAACATCTATCGGTGGATATATTGGATGTGGGTTGCTGATGATCTGTTTAACCGGCTTTTCATCTCGCTCAATTGTCGGTATTTCATGGGGCTTGATATTGCTGATGATTGCGGTCGTCAATCTACTATTAGCCGTTGTGAAATACGGCTCAGTAGTGCCATCGTCATCGGCTAATTCGAGAATACTGCCAGCTGTCACACCGCCATCATCGGTTATAAGCACAAAAAAGTCACAGTCACCAAACGCTTTTCGTAGCGGTGTTAGTTTGCTCATAATTTCTCTCTATCGTGATTTTAATTTACTATCATATTCAGTATTATGGTGCCCAGATGAGACCTCGAATCCCAAACCTTCTCCTTACAAGGGAGCTGCTCTACCCACTTGAGCTACCCAGGCTAAATACTATTCCTTTTCTTCTACTTAACTACTATTCCTTCTACCTAGAACAGTAAGTCCTAAATCTTTAACTTTTTTTGAGAAATACTTGTTTCCTTTTCTTCCGGTTATACCAACACTATTCAATGTTTGTGTTAATGAATTACTGGTTTTAAAATGTGCAATCAATTCATCTATGTTATCATCAATCAACTTAATCGCAGGAGATTTACAATAGAGCTTGCATTTATCGGAACAGAACTTGCTCCCCTTTCCTATTCTTCTAAAATCAATATTGCAATATGCACATGAAGTAAGATACTCAGTTGAGCCGTTCCAATTCATCACTCTTCCTGGTTTCCAGTGCAGTGGAATCTCTTGATCTTTCTTAATCTTCTTATTTAATTGTAAAGTATCATTATGAATCCATCTGTTACCATACTGCGAATTTTTCTTTCCTGTCTGATTCTCGGACATTACTTTTGAAAAATTCTTCTTTAATGATTCATATAGCTTCGAATTCATGTATCTCATCTGCGCGTAGCTTTTTGCCTTCATAAACATAAACGCATTATTCATCTTATACCATTCAAACGTTTCTCTTTCAAACATCTTTGCCAATAAATAGTGGCAAATAAAATGTTCTCGTGCCGTTAGCGATACTAGATTTCCAGCTTCATCAGAGCCGCCCAAAGACCTTGGAAGTATGTGGTGTTTTTCAATATATCCGACCGGTATCTCTGTCTGGCGCCGGGCGATAATCGAGTCATATATTTTCTTGTAATCCATAATGTTATTTATAACAATATGTTATTTGTGATTACTGATTACAAGTCAGTTGCTCTACCTACTGAGCTAAAGGGGCAAATGAGTGAGCGGATAGTCAGAATCGAACTGACATCAAAAGGTTGGAAACCTCCCGTAATAACCATTATACGATATCCGCGTTGTTCGTTTCTATTTATATATTATACTACATTGTGCGTCAAAAGTCAATATAAATAGTGTTATTGTCATAAACTTATTGAGCATATCATGGCTAGAGCAAGCAGATTCTTCCTATTTCAACACAAATCCGAATTCTGGATAGTGGATGAGAATAGTCTTCAGTCCGTACCCAAACCGCGCGAATTGATCATCAAGCAATCCTCAGTTGAGGCCATTCGAGACTATGCAATACACTACAACAAAAAAGATTTACCCATCGTGGACAAGTGCCGTGACAGAACTGAATGGCATACACCAGCGGGCCGAGAAAGAATAAGGAAAGCCAAGTTGGGTAACAAACATCCCTCACGGAAGAAGGGATGGACTGAGGAGCATAAGAAAAAGATCAGCGAAACTATGACTGGGACTAGACGAGGAGAGTTTAATCCTATGTATGGTCGTAAGCATAGTGAAGAGACTCTAAAACTAATACGAATGAAGGCTTTTCAGCGACCCAAAAGAAAATGGTGCGTTGAACCTGACGGCTCGCGGCACCTCGTGTTGCTCGACTTCAAACTCCCAACTGACTGGCAATGGGGAAGAATGTATGACCCGTATCGGCCTACGCAGCCTTAGTTGTTTTCTTCTTAGTTACTCTCTTCTTCTTAACCTTTTTTGGTATTGGCTTGGCATACTCTGTGATGCCTATAATAGGAAGCAGTGCTTCTAGCTGTGGATAAACTTCTAGTAATTTAGTATCCTTCACACTGGTAAGAATCTCTGCTTCTTTTGAATGCACACTTTCCAGTATCTGTACCCATACCAATTCACGAGCAGGCTGCTTTAGATTATGAATATTGGCATTCGGATCCATGAAGCCCTTTATTCTGCGCCATTCTAACTGAATGGTAGAAAACGACATACCATCTGGGATATCTTTCTCTATTTTGACCGTGTTTGGCATACCTTCTGGAATACCCCAGTCAGTAGTGATAGCACCAACACCATATCGAACTAGTGGAACTAGCGACTGATTGGTTGTTGCCCATTGCTTTAGTCTTGCTGCTTGTTCTTCGGGCTGGGTCACACCAAACACCCACTCGAACCCTTCATTGGTTTGTCTAAATCTCATCATTTACTCCATTATTAATTTTGTGTTGCATCAGTATTTATAGGGATTACAATCATACCACTTTCCCAATTGTCAGCACAATCTTGAATGTAAGCCATTGACTTGTCTGGAAAGTGGCGCGTTTCTATCAACACATCGTCTTCCCATAGTTCCACCGCGGGTACTTCTTTCACCTGTATTTGTGCTTTTCTCATTAGAAATCCTGTATGACATCCATCATACCTGTTAACTGCTTTGATACAAAATAGCTGAAGAGGTCACTTCTACCCTTACCCAGTTGAGATACATAGGACTTACAAATCTCTTCTTTGATATCAGTGGGCGTACATGACAGGTCGACCAATTGTTTATTGCGCTTGTAGCCATGTGCCATTTCACTAGTAACCCATTCCGATGGCTGCTGCTTCTTCCACTCTGCTAGTAGTACTTTTCTGATAGGTCTCTGTCGCTTTGACTCTACAACAAATGTATCATCATCGCTGAGCATGTTGGGTACACCATCACCTCGATCACCAATGATGATATGTTCCATAAGTACATTGTGAGCCGGTTCGGTAATCTTAATCATCTTCTTCTTACCGGGGCTGTACTGTGACACATTGGGAAACTTCTGTAGTTGTGCGAAATCGTGGTCACCTGAGATAACAAGAAAGGGTTCAGCAGATGCAAACAACTTACCCTCCGTACTTGCTGTCTGACTATGTTCAGCAAGAGCGCCAATGACATCATCAGCTTCCGCGCCGTGAATATTGATCACGGGATATGGCATAAACTCGTCTATCTCATCTCGCACCATATTGAGTGCGTCAAAGATGGATGACCAATCTAGCCCGCTTGCTTCTCGTGCGCCCTTTCGACCCGCTTTGTAATGAGGGAAGATTTCTCTGCGCCAGTAGTGTCTGTTGTCACATGCTATGACTATCTCACCAAACTCTTTGCCATATCGATTGCGATAACTGCGAATTGAATTGAGTATCATGTGGCGAATCAACGGAACATTGACATCAACAGACGAATCTTTACGGTGCCCTATCTCTGCCATGAAATTAGAGATGGAGACTTGACTATAATCCACGACTATAATAATACACCTCCCAATGTTCCTTCCATTTCATCAACTGCATCTTCAGGATCGAATCCCCATCGAAAACCAAGATCAGGATAGTATACGCCATGTGTGCGCTTGGGTGTACCATCTGCATTATATGCCATTGCGGTACATGTCCATCCCATTTCCTGTTCGGCGTAGGCACCGTATCGATTGTCTATCCAATCACCGCATCTGAGATACGCTTCCATGTGTCGCACATAACCCGTTGCTGCGGCTTGCTTGGCAACAGCTCCTTTATCGCCAATCCTTGCTGCTCGATTAAGTTCAGTGAGTAGCCCTTTCTGTATCTTGATCCACTCTCGTACATTCTTTAGACTGAATGTATCCTCGTCATCTAATGCGACAACGGCGGGCGCGATACCCGCGTAGGTAGGAGGGTTGGCTGCTTGTCGTTTCTCTCTTGCGAGTTTGAGTCGTTCCCCTGCAGCCGCCCGTTGCTCCTCTGTCATTGGCTTGCGCTTTTTGCGTACTTTCTTTTGCTCTGGTCGAAACTCTGCTAGTTTATCTTTAGCCATGATGAAATTCCTATTAGTTGTTTTACACTATCTATAGTAACAGAAAGATCACCATGTGTCAAGAGGCTAAACTAAAGTTTTTATTGAGGATACTCTCACAGATCGCCAGTCCTTCTTCTCCGTATCGTACACTGTCAATGTGTCATCGTTGCGTTGTTGGGCAACCGCTTCATCACCATAGATTTCACGCAACATCGTTGGTTCTAAAGTAGCTTCCATGATACGCTCGGTACCATCAACTTTAGTGAATGTAATGGTGCGAACACCATTGGCTAGGGTTTCAAGATATGCTTCTTTACTCATAATATAGTTTCCTCTCGGATGCGCCTTCTCAGGTCACTGGTTGAAAAGCGGTGATGCCGCTTATTAAAATATAATAAAATTCCTCGATCCTTGCATATTGTTGCTCCAGTGAAATCCTTTTCCCTGTATTCTTCACCTAGTATTCTAACATTAATGTCGTACATTGTCAGGATATCTTCTAGATCAATTTCTGTGCCGTATGGTATAATTTCATCCACGTAGCGAACCCCCTTCAATTGGGTGTATCGCTCGACAACGGTCTGGACTGGTGAGTGCTTTTCTTCACGGTCAAGTGATGGATCCAACTGCAATCCACATATTAAGTAATCACACTGCGACTTTGCATCTCTGAGCATTTGCACATGCCCGGCATGAAGGAGATCAAAACTCGATGCGGTGAATCCTACAATCACTTGATGATCAGACCAGTCGTGAACTCACGATACGAGGAGACTACATCAGGATGAACTTGTGCTATGAACACCACATTGGTCTTATAGAAGTCACATTCATTTGCTTCGTC